AAAAAGAACCTGCTTCAATTCAGTTTGATAAAGACCTTGAAGATTTCCAGACATTTATTGAAAATATTGGTAAATACGGAACTCTTACAAAAGATGAACTTACAAGTCAATTTGATGAGCTAAAGAAGAAAGCCGACTCAACATCTACTGGAATGCAAACTGCTTTCCAAGGTTATTACAATGCACTGCCGGGGTTAATTGCAGCTAATACAGAACCAACAGTTGGTTTCTTTACAGGAAGTATGGATGCGCTTATTAATAGTGCAAAAGGTAAGTTTGGTCTTGACGCAAACTCAACAGATCCAGCATCACTTTTGGGTGTTACAAATGGAATGCTTGGCAATATGGGATTGGCATATACAACTGGATTCACCGATGTTGTCGCTCCTGCTTATAATGATGGTCAAGAGTTGCTTGTTGGTATTGCAACAGAGTTTGCTGACCCAAGCACAACCAACCCGAAGAGTGCTGCTGGTATTTATGCATTAGCAATCTCTAATGCAACAGAAGCGGTCAAGGCTGAGTTCATGAAGATGAAGACAGATGCAAGCTCTGCATTTGCTAAAGTTGTTGCTGCAATCAATGATGAACTCAGGGGCTTAGCAATCACTCAAGCAATTACCGATGCAACCGAAGAACTTAAAAATTCCACTTCAGGTGGAGGTTCTGGCACAACTACCCCAGCAGCTGATCCAGCAACCCCAGTAGCAACCCCAGTAGGAAGTGTAACTGGTCCGGCTGCACCAACCGGATTTGGTCCACTTGGTATGTCTGCGGATGTGTTCAAAGATAAAGCTGGCAATGATAAGTTATTTAAACTTAATGACTCAAGTAATTACATCCAACAAGCAAAAGCTGCTCTTGCTTTCTATGGCTACAGTGGGTTTGATGTTAACTCAACAAAGATGGGTGCGGGAACTGTTGCTGCATTGAAGAAATTCCAAAAAGCATACCCTGTTGGCGGGAATAATGATGGAAATCTTGGACCATCATCAGCCAAAGCGCTCGGTCTGTTCAGTGGTGTCGGTGTTCAAAAGAAATTCATGGGTGGAATTATCAGAAGAGCAATGGGGGGATCTGTCCCCGGATATTCAACAGAAGGTGTCCCTGCAATCCTTCACGGTGGAGAGTATGTAATTAGTTCCAAGGCTGTCCAGAATCTGGGTCTTGGTCTCCTTACTCAACTTAATGGTCTCAAGCATGGTGTTCCATCATTTAATGTTCCTAAGCCACAGATGCCAAATTCTTCCGGTATGAATACAAATATAACAAGCCATAGCCAGAGTGAAACTACTCAGAACTACAACTTCTATGTTGACAACTTCATCGGTGAAGATCAGTGGTTTGAATCAATGATGAAAGACTACAACATCAAGGTTGTCCCAAATAATCAAAAAGCTGCCGGTCTTGAATCAAGAGTGGTTAGAACTTATAATGGTATAAACAGAGGAATGTAAATGAGTATTGTAAAACTATTATCTCTAGACGGGGTTGAAATCACAGAACATAGCCGTAAGTATTCGGGCAGCGAGTCTATTGCTGCATCTGATGTTGAGCTTGATTCCGGTATCAACAAAAGATATATCAAGAAAAATAAGAAAACCATGTCCCTCTCATTCTCCTACCTCCCTAGTCTCTCTATCCATACAGTAGATGCTCGTGTTGGTCGTAACTATCTTCAGACGCTTGCAAATAAGCGAGGCAAGGTTGCTGTATACATTCAACTTGGTCCAGAGGAATCACCTCAGCAATATGATGCTTATGTTACAAGCTACTCAGAGACATTGATTAAAAGAGATGTTGCAAGTCAGTGTGCTTATTATGATGTTTCAATAGCGTTAGAGGAAGCGTAATGGCTGGTTATATAACTCATATTACCGAAAACTTAAAGCTTGGTATTGACTTCTTCGGTATTAGCGTTGCTCAAACTGGCATTGCTGTATCTGGAGATTTATCAGTAACACCATCTGCAACAAGAATAAGAACAACTTCTGCTAATATAAATGGCAATGTTACTCTTTTAATTTCTGGTACTGAATATCAGTATTTAAGAGTTAATATAAATGCAAATGCCAGTGTTGCGACTATTGGTAAAAAAATAGCTTTTACATCTTCTGTAATATCATCAAGTTTATCTACAAGTATTTCTGCTAAAGAAATTGTTAAAGCAGCAACTGCAATCTCATCAACAGCAACTATAACAGTCATTGCCAAAGAAATTTTAAAAGCTACATCTGTAACATCAGGAAACCTTTCAACAGCAATTATTGGTAAATCAATCAAAAAAGCTTCTACATCAATTAATGCTTCATTGACAGCTTCGGGTATTGGAACTGAAATTGTTAAAGCTGCAGTCTCTATTAATGGCATGCTTACAACAGTATCAGTCGGTAAAGAGATTAACTTCCTACAAGTTAGCATCAGTGCTTTAACACCAAGCCTATTTGTTAACATGATAAGGTTTAAAGCAAATGGCTCTATTGATACATCTAATTACCAAACATTGTTTGTAATTGATGGTAGTCCATTAACAAATCAAGGTCGCACATTCAGTAGTGACCTGTCTCAAGTTGTTGTTGAAAACAAGAATTGGAATAACGAGAAGTCAAGGTATTACAAGAGGTCGGGTTCAGCGGGAAGAAAAACATTTACCTTGGCTTGGACATTTCTCCCTAACTCCAGACAGGACACAGTTGACAGAAGGCACGCTAGAGACTTCCTGAAGGGCATTGCTAATGACCCTGATGTTCACACTCTCAAGATGATTAACGATGATTCAAACAACACAACTCCATACACTGAAACTCAATATCAGGTCTTTATAAGAGATTATTCAGAAACCCTGTTAAGGAGAGATTTGATTAATGGTGTATACTATTGGGACTGTAATATGACATTGGAAGAAGTGTAATGCTAACTAAAGACATTTATGGAAAAACGCTATCTACTTCTTTTAATACAGCTATTAGCGCATACGCCCAAAAGGTAAAGCCAAGAATTAAAATTCAATGGCTTGATAGTCGCCATATTGATAATTTAACAGTAACTACCAACTCAGCAAATGTTGCCGGCGATAGAAGCTCTAGTTATTATTTCAGTCCACAAAATTCTATGAGTGGGAATGATAGACAAGGTTTTACTTGGGGTGTCTGTGATTCTAAAGATGCAAATGGTCAAGTTATTACCGCTGATGGCACATGGTATACGATGCCAACAAATCTTGATGACTATTACAAGTATGGATGGTGGTCAACAAATAAAAGTCAGTCATCCGCATCGGGAACATACAATGGTTATGGTTTCGTTACTGAGCCATATGTTGAATATACTTTTACACAGAGAAAAGTAAACAGAATTAGGGTTGCAACATCTGAATTCAATGGTCGAATTAAAGATTATACTTTATATGTTTATAACTCAACATTAACATTGATTCTGCAAGAAGATGGAACAATGCCTGATGATGCTTATTTTGTTGATCATTGGGTCTCAGCAGCCCTTGCTTCACAAGATGTTTATAGAATCAAAGTTCTTGTTCACTCAACAAAGAACCCTGTTGATAATGCAAGGATTCAAGAGGTCTCTCCTATTTATGAAACCGACCTAACAGATTATGTAATCTCTCACTCAGTTGATAGAACAAGAGATTTGCACGAAACGAGTCTTCCTATCGCTGGCACAGGTTCTTCGTCTGCATCCATCACGCTAGATAATACAAATAAAGAATTTAATATGTTCAGCTCTGGATCAATATTTGGACCTTATATGAAAAAAGATTTGAAGATAACTATCGCTAATGGTTGGAGAGTTAAAAAAACAGATGATGTGATCTCAACGACACAGCTTTTGAGTTCAATATCCAATGCTGATACAACAATAATGGTCAAAGATGGAGACATCTTTCCCAATGGTGGAGCAGGAAATTCTTTTGTAATCATCCTCTCCCCCAACACCCAGAATGAAGAATATGTCCTTGTCTCCAGCAAGTCCGGAACAAGACAATTGACAGTTCAATCTCGTGGTTATGGCAACACTATTGCAAAAGCTCATTCAGCAAATGCCACTGTTACATTTGACCCATATGAGTATGTTCATGCCGGGACATTTTATGTTGATGAATGGTCAGGTTCTTCATCGATGCAGGTCTCCATTAAAGCTAATGATGCATCCAAGTTCTTGACAGAAAAGCAAATTACAAAAGGCTTCTTCTTGCAGACGACAACTGCTGGTGATGCTATTGGGAATCTATTGATGATGGGTAATTTCCCACAAGCTGACTACAAACAACTTGTCCGTTACATTGATGAGCCAAAAAGAATTGGAGCGATTGCTCAGTATTCTTTTAATGAACCAACAATTGACAGATCAGCCAATGTGGTTGTTCCATCAACAGGTTTGAGAGCAAGGTTCTGGGGTATTCCAAATGGTAAAGAATATCTTGTAACAGATATTGTTGCTGATGCAATGGACAAACAATTATCCGACATGGATAAAGCTCTTGGTCTCAAGGCGTTCATTTCTCCTAGTTATGTTGCACTGTCAAAGAATTTGGTTGAGGCGGGGAATGCTGGTGCAGCCGTAGCCCTTGAGGATTACGAGTTTACATCCTTTGGGGGTGAGGTCAATGATATTTATTACAATGGTGTTATTGATGGTTATTACATTCCAAGCGAATCTGGTGTTCAAGAATTATTTATGAAAGTTAAGAATGGCGGTGTTCGCGTATTCTTTGATGAAAATTTAATTATCAATGAATGGTTTAACCATGTCGGAGTTTTGACCGATGTATCAAGCACTATATCCTCAAATCTTGATTTAGATGCTGGTATTCCTTACAAGATTAGAATTGAATTCTTTCACACATTTAATACAGATGTATATCCAACATCTGGTGAGATTGTTGCAGCGGGTCTTCCAGCAACACTTTACGCAACATCCGCTTCGTTACAGACAGCTGGTAATATAACCTTAACCAACAGACCCCTTGTTCGGAATGAGGATGGGACAATAAGCACAATTCGTTCAATAAGTTTTAATGATGGAGCTAATGAGACTGTTATACCAACAGTTGTTAATGGAATTATTGTTGATGATCAGACAGCAAAAAATCACTACTTTGCAACCGGTCTTCATCTTGGAAAGTTTGCAATAGGTGCAACAACAGCAGCTTCAATTTATGCTGCAGCACTTCATACAATCCAAGAAGCTTGGATTGATTTGGTTCAACCCTCAAAATTTGATTTGGAATTCTGGAGATCAATTGGCGGATCTGACGAAATTGTTCCAGCTACAGACTGCGCAACCATCGTAGCCTTTGACGCAATAGGCTCTAGGAACGCTTCCCCTGTGATTTCTAACAAGAATGCCAACCATCACAAGAATGACGCAATTTATAACAACCTTCCCCTTCTCGCTCAACCGACAGGGTTGGTCTCTGAGCCAGATAATAAATCTGTATCTTTGACCGGAACGAGCTATATAAGAATCCCCTACCACTCATCACTTGACATCGTAAATAGTGCTAGTGTGAATTATACTGGTCGTTGGTCAATAGAGATTGTTGCAACGTTTCCTAGCGTATTTGCTAGTGGCGGAGAATACGTGTCAGACTGGGATACGGGCGCTGTCTCCAATGGTTTTGCTTTCTTTAATACATCATCATCTCATGGGTTTAAGATATACACAGCAACGGGGCTAGTCACTGTTTCTTCATCAACAGCTCTCTCAACTGCAAACTTCTCTCACCTTTTAGTTACATGCGATGGTTCTCGTGTTTATTACTATGTAGATGGTGTTCTTAAAAACTCTACTGCACTAGCGTCTGCACCGGTTACTTGGGCTTCAGATGATATTACGATTGGTGGTAGGGGTTCATCTTATATAGAGTATGTTAATAATGTAACACCATATGGAGAGACCGCTCCTTCTTCATATGCAAACTTTGTAATTGATGAGTTTGCAATTTATAATACATTTTTAAGTCAAGAACAAATAACTAATAGATATATTGCTACTAAGGTTCAACCATTAACTGTATTCCCATTCCTTTATGGTAATGATAATAGTATTAGAGAAATTATTGACACTATCTCTTTGGCTGATTTTGGTCGTATGTATATTGAAGAAACAGACAATTCAAGGTATGACCACTTCAATAGATTCTTTGAATCCTCAATTGATCAACACGCAAATGTCCAAGCATCAATTTCTGGCGATACACACATTACATCCGCTGACTTCAGTGTTCAGCTTCAAGTCAATAAAGTAACAGTAAATATTGCCGGACTGACATCAATTCTTCAGGGTCGTCAAGGTCTTTGGAACGCAGAAGACCCAACAACTCTCGGTGTTGTTACATTGGCTGCAAATGCAACATCATCTTCAACAAGCATTATCGTTGATACAACCGACAATCCCCCATTCCCGAAGAACGGTTATTTAAAGATTGATAGTGAGATTGTAAAATACACATCAATTACATCAAATTCTTTCAATGGTCTTGAGAGAGCGCAGTTTGACACAGTTGCTGCTGCACATACCACGGCAGCAAAAGTGCGGGAAGTTAAATATTACGACATCAAATATGATAAAGCTCCCGCTTTTGATATCCAAAGCCCATTTATCAGTGCTATTCGCTATGAAGACCCAGACCTTGTGGAAATTCATAGGTTCTTGCCAACAGCTTATGGTGCTGAGTTAATCATGGTCGCTTCAAACTCCGTTGAGGCAAATAGTTTTGCCTACCTTCAGGGGACAAACCCTCTTACAGGGGAAGTCCAATTGACATCAATTGCTGGTACACCGATTCTGACCACAGAGCAGGCAAGTCAGGTCAAGACGCAGAGCGGAACACTTGCCTCAGACATCAGGAAATACGGTTTAAAGGAGATTGTCATAGACAATCCTTATATCACAGACGCAGAACATGCCACAAAAATAGCTAATTTCATGATTTCTAAACTTGCAGAACCTGTCCCCATCATCAATATCAACGCAATGGCTATGCCTAAATTGCAATTGGGGGATAAGATTCGTATTACATCAATCAATTCACTTGATATAATTAATAGTGATTACTGGGTTGTCTCTCATAGCATGAGTGTTGGGGATTCTTTGGATCATTCAATTACATTAAGGAAGGTTGTCTAATGGCAAGAGTCAAAATTGCTGGAACATCAGGTGCTTCTGAAAACACAATTGTTTTTTCATCGGCTGGTGGACACTCTCATAACGGTCAGAACTCATCTTTGATTGATTCAACCGCTTATTCAATGTATGACTTCTCTCCAACATTTGTGGGAACAGAGGTTAATCCGGATAGAGCTGTTCGCCAAGAAAATAATAGAATTGCATTTGAAGATGTAATCAAGAGGGTTGTCAATAACTCAGTTCTTGCACCTGCCGGTATTCGCCTAGAGCCGGGTTCTCTTAATGGGTCATTGATTATTGCCAACACTATTACAGCAAATCAACTTGCTGCTAATACAATCACTGCAGCTGAGATTTCTGCAGGAACAATTACTGCAAATGAGCTTTCATCAAATATTGTTTTAATCAATAACAGAATTGTAAGTCAGAACTGGAATGGAACAATCCAAGCAAACGGAACAATATTTTCTAATGGTATTGGAAGTGCTGGTTGGGCTATTACAAATACACATGCTGTATTTGATTCAACATTGATTCGTGGTTCCATTGCTGCAAACTCCATAGTAACTCCGGGCTTAACAATTTTTGCAAATGGTGCGATTACTAGCAATAACTTCAGCACAACAACAACTGGTATTGTTACTGCAACTAATGCGATTATCTCTGGATCAATTACATCGGGGTCGGGATCTATCGGTGGTTGGACAATTGATACAAACAGAATATATGGTGGTTCAACATACCTTTATTCCAATGGCAGTATTGCAGTTGGAGCTACAACCATTGCTGCCAACGGTCAGATTACAAATGGTGGTTATACCCTTTCAGCAGCTGGAGATTTGACAGCAACAGGTGCGAATATTAATGGCATAATCACATCTACATCCGGAACCATTGGTGGTTGGACAATTAATCCATCGTCAATTTCAGCTGGTAGCACTGCTCTTTATAGCAATGGGTTTATTTCTGCATCAACAGGGTCTTTTACTGGAGTAATCACGACAACATCTGGAACTATTGGCGGTTGGGAAATTAATGGTTCTGGTCTTCAAAAAACAGTGAGCGGTAGTTCATCCAATATATATCCGGGACAAATTGTGCTTGGAATTCTAACTGATGAAGTCAGTGGTAGCACAGTCCTCTCAGCAGCTCGTATGACTATGAGCGATGATAACTACTTTAGCCGTGTCAAAACGGATGGTATTTCAATTCAGGAATACGCAGCTGGTACAACATCCTACTTTAAACATTTTGGTGCTCAATTGTATGGAAACATGTACCTTTTTGGAGGCAACCTAACTGCAACCAGTAGTGGTGGGTCTGGTGGAACTGTATCCGCTGTAACCTGCAATGCTACAACTTTTAATGGAACCCTTAACGGCAATGCAAGCACTGCCACATACGCAACTACTGCTGGGCTGCGTCTTGGTCGCATTATTGATATAACATCGGCATCATCGGGTCAAGATTTTATCATTGCAAATGGTAACGGCTCAGGCGTATTGAGGGTTGCTTCAGAAGCTGGGGTTTACAGCAAAGTTGTTACTGGTAGAGCTGTTCAAGTCAACAGCTCCGACTTAATTGGGACAACAGCATCAACAGCTCGTCTGAAACAGGATATTGAGCCATATATTTTCAATGAACAAGCTATTTTGTCCATTGAGCCAAAAAGATTTAAATACAATGAAAAGGTGCAACATGGAGGTGACGACTCAGATTGGCTATATGGTTTTATAGCGGAAGAAGCTGTTACAGCAGGACTTTCGGAGCTTTGTGGCTTTGATGAGGAAGGCTTGCCTGACTATTTTTCATATGAGAGAATGTGTGTTGCCCAGCAGCAAATTATCAGAACACTTTGGAATAAAGTTGAATCCTTGGAATCTAGGATTCAAACCCTTGAGGGTGTATAATAGGTAGACATGGCTTACGAAAACTATTCATTTGTATCTTGGACACCGGGGACACCTATCTCAAGTGACCGTCTGGGTCAGATGTCTACCAATATTGGTCAGGTCAAAGATGCTACTGATGATAATCCAAAGGGGATTCTGAAGCTAAAGACTATCTCGGGAAGCACTTTTGGTCCATATTCAGATTGGAACACTGAGCATGAAATTATTTCTCTTGAGAACGAGGGCGGTGCTGGTGTTAATAACCTTGTCAATGTTGGAGTTAACCGTTACTACAGACTCACTCTTTCATTCCCCGGAATCAGTATTCTTAATGCAGGTGCAGAAGATTCAACTTACCTAATCACATTAAATGAGGGCACAACAGCTGCTCCAGTGGTTCTTTCAACTTGGAAAGCAACAGCTGGTCCATTTACTTTTATCAATACCGCTGGTGCAAATGCTGCTATTGGTAATGAAATTCTGAAGTCGTCATCTTTCCCTACAAGGATTGGTGCAGGAACTTACTCAACAATTTTTGACAGCACAGGTTCGGGTATTACAAACAAAAGATATTATATTGGAATTACAAGAGATGATGGCTCCACTCAGAATAATAACCCAACCTTCCAGATTCTCACTAGCGATGCCAGAATGCAGTTTTATGCAGAAGACATCGGGGGGTCTGTATAACAAGTGTCTGAAAAACCGCTCGCCTCTCAGCGGAAAGACATTCCTTGGACAGACAGATCATCTGTCGGTGATTTAAACCCCAATTATGCCGGTGGAAAATACATAGATGATAAAGGTTATGTTCGTGTTTTAATGCCAGAACATCCTTCCCATATCAAAGGTTACATCTACGAACATCGTGCGGTTATTGAGCACTACCTCCGTAGATTCCTGAACCCTTGGGAGACTGTCCATCACATCAATGAGATTAAGAGCGACAATCGTGTAGAGAATTTGTTCCTCTGCACACATCCTGAACATAGTGCAATTCATAGAGAAGGAAAGCGCCCAACTCAAGATCACCGTGATAAGCTACGAGCCAATATGAAACAAAGAAAAAAGGTTGTAAAAAAGAGCTTAAAACCTCGTCTTGATGCCCGACCAAAAAAAACTAATTTTGAGTGAAAATCGCATTCCATGCGTGTATAATTATCCTTATGAAAATTTGTGAAACCGAAGGTTGCCCATTGGAGTTTGAACCCAATACGGCAAATCAAAAGTACGCAGACTCATCGTGTAGAAAATCTATCGACACAATGGGTCTTTGTAAATATAGAAAAGAGAATGGATTAGTTCCAATGCCTAAAGATGCATTAACAGGGGCAGAACCCCAAACAGAAACAGAACTGAAGATTAGCTACACAAAGCTTCTTCAGGAATATGAAAAGATTAAGACAAAGGAAGATCATCTTGCCAATGCCGTGTTCAGAGCGGTTAAAGAAGGTTTGTCCGACTACAAGTATGTTCCAGTCCCTAAGCCCCCTGCTGACCGCAGGAAGGGCACTGAAGAGGTTGCAGTCGCTGTTATCGCAGACTGGCAATTGGCTAAAGTCACTCCTGACTACAATACTAAAGTCTGTGAACGCAGAATTGACCAGTATGCAGACAAGATTATCCATCTTACGGAAATCCAAAGACAAGACCATCCTGTGCGTGAAATTCGTATTTGGGCACTGGGAGACATTGTTGAGGGTGAGTTAATCTTTCCCGGACAAAGTTTCCTTGTAGATGGTGGTTTGTATCGTCAAATTACTGTTGATGGTCCAAGAATCATGAAGAACTTTATTACAAAGATGCTTGCCAACTTTGAGAAGGTTACATTTGTCGGGGTCATTGGTAATCATGGCTCTATCGGTGGTCGTGCAAGGCGTGATCATGACCCAGAAACAAATGCGGATAGAATGCTTTATCGTATTGTTGAACTGATGTTTGACGGAGAGAAGCGTATCTCTTTTAATATTCCAGATGGTCGTGGTGAACGCCATTGGTATGCGATTGATTCAATTGGTAAGTATAAGTCATTGCTTATACATGGAGACCAATTCGGCAGCCTTTCGTCATTCTACTCTTTCCAGAAGAAAGTTTATGGGTGGAAGATTGGCGGAATTGAACGCAAAGATAATGATGGAAATCTTATTGATGAGTTTAACGATGTTTATTTTGGACACTTCCATACTCCAACAAAGATGACATTCAACACAGTGCAGTGTCGTATCTCTGGTAGTCCAGAATCAACCAACACTTATGCTATTGAGGTTCTAGGTGCTGTTGGTCAAGCTTCACAGCCTTTGATGTTTGTTCACCCTGAGAAGGGGATTGTCACAGCAGAGTATACTTGCTGGTTGGACTGATAATTAAGTTTATAGAAATGAATATGGAGAGTAAGAGATGCTAACAGCAAAGCTGATTCAAAATAAATTCTATTTGTATTCCGGGACTATCGTTAAGATTAAGAAAATAAATAAATCTGTAAATAAGATTTATGTTGAAAAACTTATTGATGATTCTAGGGTTGTTATTCCATTCCAACAAAATGAGCTTCTTTTAAAGCGTATTTATACTGTTGGTGAAGTTGCTAAGATTGTTGAAAGAAGACCCGATACAATACGGAAGTACGAAAAGAGAGGGTTGATACCAAGTGCAGAAAAATTTGGTTCTGAATACGGTGCGTATTCCTCTTGGCGGTACTATAATGAAGACGATGTTTACCAGATGGTGGAGTTTTTTAGCTCCAGAAATCCGGGTAGACCAACGAACGATGCTGGTATCAGCATTGATAATAAAATAAAAACATTAAACAACAAAGTTAAATTAACTACAAAGGAGCGTTATGTCTCAGGAAAATGAAATTGAAATTTGGGCATCTATCGGTGTTACCAAAAATCTCGGCAACTACGAATCACTCAGGCTAGATGCCGGTGCAAGAACCAAAGCTTCATCCACAGAGGATGAGAAGGCTTGGGAGAAACTGTGGGCATCCATTGATGCTCAGATTGAAGCGAAACTCCAAGAACTGGATAATGGCACTAGCAAGTAACTGGAAGAGAAATGCACTCTGTGCGAGCGATCCTAAACAGTACACTTGGTGGTCTTATGATAAAGACGACATTGCTTATGCAAAACAAGGTTGTTCTCGGTGCTCAGTTCGTGCAGAGTGCTTTCTCTCAGCTTGGGAATCAGATGAATTCTATGGTATTAATGGTGGAATCTCAGAGTTTGAGTTTCTATTAAAGACATGGAAGAAATCCAAAAAGGAATCCAATGTTAACTGGAAAAGAACTGATAGAGATCTTCAAAGAATCATGCGAGAAATCGCATAAGCTTTTTATACCAGACTCTCCAAGGCAAGAATCCGTTGCGGATGCCTTGGCAAAACATTATGATAGTGAAATACTTGAAAAAGCAGTTAACTATTATATTAAAAAAAATCACGGTCCATTTTTAATCTTTGACTTTGCCATTGAATCACGCACAGTGTTTGATAAGGTAAAGTTTGAAGAGGAAGCAAAAAACCGTTTCCGCAACTTAGTAAAAGAAACCCACGACAGATTGGCATCTGATGAACTATGAAGTCAGACTTCTTAATTCCATTATTGACACAAAAGACTTTACATCCGCAGTTAATGGCGGTGTTGAGAATATGTTTATTGAGTATCGTGATGTATGGAACTTCGTTGTTTCACATTACGACCAACACAAGAAAATACCATCCAAGGAAACTGTAAAGCAGCACCATCCGGAATTCGAATTTTTCGCTACTCCAGAACCATTATCCTATTATCTTGATGAAGCCAAGAAGGAATCACTGTCGTATCAGACAAGGGTGATTGTCTCTAAAGCTAATTCAATCCTTAATGACTCTGGACCAAAAGAATCACTTTCATATCTGATGGAAAGCACATCTAAACTTTACAAGTACGCAAGTAACCTTAAAGACACAGACCTTGCTGGCGAGTGGCGTGACAGGTTTGAAGACCTAAAGCAACGGTCAATCAAGGGTGCTGGTGAACTACAAGGTATCCCTAGTGGTATCGGTGTGATTGATAAATCATTCGGTGGTTGGCAACCCGGAGACTTCATTGTTCTTCTTGGTTGGACAGGTGTTGGTAAATCGTTCATCGCTAGATTGTTTGCGGTTAACGCTTGGAAAGCTGGCTACAGACCGCTGATCATCTCTCTTGAAATGAATAAGCAACAAGAGGGTCAGCGTCTTGACACACTATTGAATAATGGTGAAGGTCACTTTACTAACACAGACTTGGTTCGTGCTAATCCAAATGTTGTTGATGGTTATGAGAAGTGGGCAGAGGAAACCTTTGCGGGTAAGCATGCTATCCATCTTGTTACATCAGAGGGGCTGGAGACAGCTGACCAGAACATGGTGCAAGCAAAGATTGACCAGTACCAACCGGACATTGTAATCCTTGACTACCACGGTCTATTTGATGACTCAAGCGGTGCGAAGAATGAAACAGAGAAGGCTAAGAATCTATCTAAAGCATTTAAGCGCATGGCGGTTAAGAATGGAGTGCCAATCATTGATGTGGCAGCAGTAACTATGAATGATGGTCACTCAGAGCGACCACCAGAATTAGAAGAAGTCGCTTGGAGTAAGCAGTTAGCATATGATGCTGACTTAGTGTTGGCAATCCATCGTGATTACAACTCTGATTTATTCCAAGTGGTATCAAGGAAGGTAAGGCGGTCAACTCATTTTGGTTTCCTCCTTCGTTGGAATTTAGACACAGGAAAGTGGGCAGAAGAATGGGATCTGTAAAGAATAAGAAAAAGAATGTTCTCTACGGGGAAGCTCAAGACATCTAGACAATCATTAGGTTAAGACCTTGGATTGAGGATGAATGTCGTAAGAAATACGGAGACTTTAGAAAGAGTGATCTTGTAACAGATTATGATGCAAAGACAAACATTTTCAAGTTCAAGCTCTTCTTTCACAAGTAAGATGGAAGATGAAATTCGTAAGCTATTTGATAGTTACAACATTGATGTAGCCTCAGATAGTGGTAATGAATTTAATATCTACTGTCCATTCCACAAGAACCTTCACAGTCCAGCTTTCTTTATTAACAGGAAAACTGGGCTGTGGCAGTGTTTTAATCCGTCTTGCGCTAAGCGAGGAAACTTTAGACAGCTTTATCGTCAGATAACAGGCAAGCCATACGGTAAGAGTATAACTCTTGACTCGGCTGCTCTGACTAATGAGATTGAAAGAGGATTCCGGGGCAAGGTTATCTCAAATGAGATTGATATTGATTCTGTTGCTGTTGATTATGACAACAATGATGAAACAATGTTATTGTCTAAGTTCCTTGACAGAGGCTTATCACTTGACACGATGGATCACTTTGAGATTGGTTTCTCTAGAGTTAAGGATAGAATTGTTATTCCAGTAAGAGACCCCAACTACAAGCTGGTTGGTTTTATTGGGAGAGCAACGACTGATGAACAAGAGCCTAGATACCTATACAATAAGGGATTCAAGCGAGCTGATGTATTATTCAATATTCAGAATGCAAAGAAACACCCAAGTTGTATAATTACAGAAGGTAGTGTTGACGCAATGATGGTTCACCAAGCTGGTTATCCTAATGTTGTATCAACACTCGGTGCTCAAGTTAGCAAAAATCAAATAAAAATGCTCAAAAGGTATTTTGACGAATTAATTATATTTTCCGACAACGATGACGCAGGAATCGCCATGAAGAATGATATAATAAACCTCTGCCGAGGCAAAGTTCTTTCCGAGGCAAAGATAGCTGATGGTTGCAAAGACCCCGGCGAAATGAAAAAAGAACAAATCACACACAGTATTGAAAACAAAATTTCAATCATATAACAAAAGGAAAACAACATGACATTTGCAAGTATTAAATCACTTCAAGACCTCGAAAAGAGCGTCACACCTACACAAAACAAACAAGGAACTGGAATCAAAAAGTATTTCAGCCTTTCATCAGGAGATTCATTCAAGATTCGTTTCCGTCAGGAACTTACTGAAGATGCATCATTTTTTGATGAAGAGGTTGGTACAGGGATGACAGTACCTGTCGTAACATCACCTATTAACTGGAAATGGCGAGCAGCTTCTACTTCTTCACTTGAGAAGTTTAACTATCGTTGCTGGGCAACCGAACAGGCTGTTCATGACAAGGCTTGGAAACCAAAGCCCCATTTGCTTATCAACATCGCTGTTGAGATTGAACCCGGAGTTTGGGAGCCTCGTGTCCTAGATACGACTTTTAACCAACGCCATATCGGTATGATTCTTATTGAATATGCAAAAGAATTCGGAACGATTACTGACCGTTATTACAAGTATTCACGCACAGGATCATCTGCATCAGACACAAACTACAGTTTGATTCCTCTCTCTCAAGGAGAGATGCCTGCTGAAATCACTGAATTGCCAATGCATCAGCTTGACAGCATGTACCTTACTCTCTCTTACGATAAGCAAGAGAAGTTCTTTACAACCGGAGAAATCGCCAAAGATTCTTGGTGATTAATTAACTACAACGATGAAGCCCTGCCTAAAAAGCAGGGCTTTATCTATGTTAGGACACAAATGAAAAACAAAAATATTGTTCTTGACCTTGATGGTGTTATTGCCGATATCTCATCTTCTATTGATGAATACATCGCTGGTACTGGTGTAAAAGAACATTACGATTATACGCATTGGCTAACATCTGATAACGATGATAAAGAAGCTATGAAACTATTTAACGACCCTCTTTTCTGGAAAAATCTGAAGCCATACGAAGATGCTTGGCATCAAGTTAATAAATGGTTTAGTGAAGGCATTGATGTCCATATTGTTACAGCAAGAAGATGTGAAGCTGCAGTCCAGAATACATCTCCTTGGCTTGATGGTTGGAGAATTGCAACGCTTGAACCTGTGTTCACAGGAATACATCAAAAATACGAAGTCATTAAAGATATCAATCCGCAATTTGTTGTGGAGGATAACCCGAACGAAGTTAAAATTTTAATTGATAACGGAGTGAACGCTTTTCTCAGAAAGCAGTGGTACAATGAGCCATACTGGGAAACCTTACCGACCATAGAAACCTTATACGATATAGATTGGAACTAAGTGACTGATTTCGTACACTTGCACTGTCATTCGGAGTATTCACTCCTTGATGGAATGTCAACCCCTACAGAGATTGCAAAAATCTCTAGCACGAATGGTCAATATGCTGCTGCGATTACTGATCATGGAACGATGGGCGGTGTCTTGAAGTTTCAAGATGCCTGTAATAAACAAAGCGTGAAGCCAATCTTTGGTGTTGAAGCTTACTTTGTCCCGTCTATCAATACAGATGCTCAGACAAAGTATGAGCGTTTCCACTTAATCCTTCTTGCAAAGAACAATACTGGACTGCAGAAGCTTTTTAGGATTTCACAAACTGGGTGGACAGACAATTTCTATTACAAGCCTCGCATTGACTTCAACCTGTTAGAAGACATGGTTGATGACGACATTATTGCATTGTCCGGTTGTATGGGCGGTCCAATCTCAAAAGCTATTGAGGCTGGAAACTATTCACGAGCAGAAGAGTTGTCTGAACGATTCATCAAAATCTTTAAAGATGATTTCTACTATGAAGTGCAGGCTTGGAATCCAAAGAATCTTAATGATTCACTCATCAAACTCGCTAGTACTTATGATAAAAAAGTTGTTGCAACGGCTGATTGTCATTTCCCAACATACGATGATCGTGGACCAGAAGAGGTTCTTCTAATGGTTTCTCAATACCCAAGTTTGAATGCAGGTGACATTCGTGTTGCACAACAGAACCTCCATGTTATTCACGATGAGAATGCAAGCATCATTGACAAGATGAACGCCATGTATCCAGAACGCTTTTTGCGGTTTGATGAAATTAATCCATATATCGCTAAAGCCGATGTCGTTCACTCATGGTTTAAAGATGCTGGCTACGACAATGTTGAATACCTTGAGAACACAATGGAAGTCGCTGATAAATGCACAGCAACAATTGCTACAAAGAGAAATCTACTTCCAAAATATTCTAAGGTTCTTGATTCAAACTTCTATCTAAGAGAGATTGCTGAATTTGCAATTCAGACAAACAAGCTCGGTCCTGAATATCAAGAGAGACTTGACGAAGAGCTTGGAATTATTCAGCAACTTGGCTTCTCTGATTACTTCTTGATTGTATGGGACTTGGTTAAGTGGGCTGATGAGAACGATATTGGTCGTGGTACAGGGCGAGGTTCTGTTGGCGGTTCTGTTCTTGCCTACTTGCTTGATATCTCAAAGGTTGATCCATTGAAGTATGGATTGCTTTTCTCACGATTTATTAACCCAGAACGAAATGACTATCCGGACATTGACTTGGACTTTGAAGATAAGCGCAGAGGCGAGGTAAGAAACTATCTTCGTGATAGATGG